CAGTTTCAGAGTTCTTAAGCAGTCAGCAAAAGAAGGTCAGAACTTCCTCGCAGACATGCAGAAAGATGCAGCGGCATCAGGCACAGCATCAGTCGGAGCTTCACCGAACGGCGGAGCAGAAAAGACGGAAGCTGAAAAAGACGAAGCAGAGTTCAAGAACATAGTTGACCTCTTCAACAGTCAGAAAGGAGAAATCAAGTAATGAGTACAAGAATTGATCAGACGATCGACACATCGACAGTACAGCCTGACAATCTGATTGCAGGTCTCGCTCCTTCACCGGAAGTGTACACTGTAACAATTGCCAAGGGTGCTGAAGAAGTAACCTACAAGCGCGGTACAGCACTTGCAAAGGGCGAAGACGGCAAGATGTACATTCTCGGTACAGCCGGAACAGCAGGAACATTCACAGCTACAGGCGACGGCTCAACAGTTAAGTTCAGCCTTATCGACGACGGTGTTATCCCTGCAGCAGTTACAGAGGTAAAGGTTGACGGAACAGCTCTCACAAGCGGCTTCAGCTACATCGCTGCAAACGGCGATCTTATCTTTGACGAAGCACCGGCAAACACAAAGAGCATCGCTGTCAAGACTGTTATCGGTACATTCACAGCGAACGCAGTACTTGCTGACGACGTAACAGTCGGCACATCTACAGACGGCAGAGCGGTTGCCTACAGAACAGGCCACTTCAACGAAAACGCTCTTATCGTCAAGGGCAGCTATACTATCACAGCTGATGACAAGGAAGCTTTCAGAATTGCAGGCATCCTTCTTTCAGATGCGATCAAGTAAGAAAGGAGAGATCAGTATGGCATTAGACTTTTTTGCTACAAGAACCCTTCTGGCGTCTGTTCAGCAGATCACACCTGCAAGAAGTTTTCTTCTCGACAGATATTTTCCTACAAACACAGCTTCTGACGTTTTCTCAACTCAGAATGTACTTGTAGAATACAAGAAGGGCACAAAGAAAGCCTCTCCGTTCGTTGCACCTCGTAAGAACGGCGTGGCAGTATTCCGTGACGGATACACAATGAAGGAATTTACGCCTTCACACATCGCACCTAAGAGAACATTATCAATCGACGAACTCTCAAAGAGAGGATTCGGTGAAGCTCTTTACAGCAACTACACACCTGAACAGCGTCAGGGTGTCATGATCATGAACGACCTTAAGGAACTTCAGGAAATGAACATCAGACGTAAAGAGGAAATGGCCGCACAGGTAATGTTCACAAACGCGTGCATCATGAAGGAGATAGTTGACGACCTCGGCAACTACGAGGAAAAGGAAGTCCGCTTCTACGATGAAATGACAAACCCTGCTATCTACACTGTAACAGGCGGCACGCCATGGACAACAACAGAAGCATCCGGCAAGCAGATCATCAACGACCTTGCAAACATGATCAAGATGCTCACATCCAAGGGACTCCCTGCAACAGAATGTATCGTTGCTCCGAACGTAGCTGACGTGCTTCTCAACAACGAATGGCTCATCAAGCTCATGGACAACAGAAGAATGGAAATGGGCGGCATCAACCCTGAAGTTCTTCCATCCGGTGCTTCAAAGATCATGCGCCTCAACGTAAAGGGCAGAATGCTTGACATTCTTACATACGACGAACAGTATGAAGATATCGACGGCAATACAAAGTCATATATTCCTGCTGACTGGGTATGTGTAACAGCTCCTAATGCCGGCAGAACCATCTACGGTGCGATCACACAGCTTGAACAGGCTGATGGTCAGTTCCATACATATGCAGGCATTGATGTTCCGAAGTTCACTTCTGACGCTGTCTCAAACCTCCGTGAGATCATGCTGTCAACAGCACCTCTCTGTATGCCGAACAACGCCAACCCGTTCATCGTTTCTGATGTACTCTGATGGAGGACGGCATGAAGAACGTGAAAGTTATTGCCGGTGTAGTCGGTATCGAATGGACTGACGAAAACGGTGTAGTAAGAACAGGCACAAAGGAAGCTTCTGACGGAGTTTTCAGTGTAGACGATAAAACAGCTGAACGTCTGGTTGCAAAGGGTACAGTTGAGTATGTCGGCTATACTGCACCTGCTCCGGCAGAAGAACCTGCCGAAGCAGCTGACGAATCAGACGAAGAGGATCTTGCAGCTCTTCCGAACTCTGCGCTCAAGGCAATGATAGAAGAGCTCGGCGGTGACACACGTAACTGCCGCAACAAAACTCAGCTTATCGAACTACTTGAAGAACTCAGAGCGGAAGCTGACGAAGAAGAGCCTCCGTGTGTATCAGCTGCTGATCCTGAATAAGGAGTGAAAGCAATGATAAAGATCATCAAGGGAACCTACGGTCTGAAAAAAGGCGACCACGTTGAAGCCATGACTCCGGGTTCAGAACCTTTCTCTCTTTCTCCCTCAAGAGAAGCCGAACTCGTTGAACAGGGTGTTGCAGAGTATGTCGGAGAACCGGCAGAAGAAGCGCCAAAGCCTCGCGAAAACGACGAAACCGAAGAAAAGCAGGAAGAAGAACCTGCAGAAGAACCGGAAGAAGCCGAACCATCCACACGAGTGGACAAGCCCGGACAGAAACCGGAAGAGAGAAAGAAGAAGAAAAAATGACGTTCAAGGAACAGGTAGCCGCTGACATCGACAACGTTTTTCTGAATTTTGATGAATTTGGAGAATATCACGATATCGAAGGTAAGCAGGTGCTTATGATCATTGACAACGACAAGCTCGCAGAGCTTAAGATGTCACAGAAAGAGAAAAGCCAGATACTTGAACTCGTGGAAGCTGACCTTCTCCTCTATGCGAGAACGGCAGACCTTCCGAAAAGCCTTGAGCCGGGCAACCTGATAAATTTTGATGGCAAAGTCATGATAATCAGATATTCAAACGCGGCAATGGGCATCACAGAACTGGCGATTGCTCAGAACAAGATGTACTAAGGGAGTGAAAGGATGCTTACAGAAGTAATTCAGCAAACAGCTGACTGGATAGCAAAAAATATTTGTAGTAAGATCGAACTTAAAATTCCGGATGATTTCCGGAATGACGGCGGCTACAAAACAAAAGTTGTTCATCCGGCATCCTTCCCGCTGTACGTTCCGGGCAAGGATCGCCTTCCGCCAAGCATTCCCGCACCTGTACCGTCTGTATGTGTACAGATGGTGAGCGGGACGGATATGCTCATAGACAAGATCAGAACGCTTGATATGCGGATAGTGCTTGCATGCTGGAATCCGGGAGTTCACGGGAATGAGCTTTACAGGCCAAAAGGCAACATCGACGCACTCGGCGGTCATTCGTACTTTGTTGATCCTGACTCAGCAGCCTTTGAAAAGGGGACTGACGGATGGAAAGACAACATGGTATTTCAGGATCTTGTTCTGAACACGCTTGAAAAGGCGGAATACATCGCAGGTCACAGGATCATCAAGGAGAGCGGCATTAAGTTCGGGCTGTTCACTGAAGATGGTGACATATGCGATTATTATCCTTACTGGCACAGCTGGATCTCGTTTCAGCTTGAAGTAGGACTTACACCAAAAGCACCGGACTACAATCAATTCTTATAACGGGAGGAATAAAAATGAGCTATAAACACGGCACTTATGCCGAGATAACAGGCAGCAGAGTTTCATCTACAGCAGAAAGCTCCACCGTTGCCGGCTATATCGGTACAGCACCTGTCAACCTCATCAGAGGTTTTGCGACTGCCGGCGTTATCAACACACCGGTCAAAATCTCAAGCGGTGCGGAATTCAGCAGTGTATTCGGCAAGTCAGAAGACTGGGCAAAGTTCACACTCTGTGAAGTAGCAGCTCAGAACTTTGAAGTTCAGAACGTTGCGCCTGCATACTTCGTGAACGTACTTGACCCGTCTGCACACAAGAAGTCATCCGCAACATCTGCAAGCCTTGTAGTCGCAAACAGCAAGGCAACTATCGTTTCCGACACCATCATCATCGACACATTCGCTATCGCTGATATGGTCGAAGACACAGACTACACACTTGAGTATAACTTTGATACTCACACTCTCACAGTAACGTTCCTTGACACAGTTACTTCACCGGTAAGTGCAAACTACTACGAAGTAGACCTCACAAACGTAACAGACAGTGTTATCGTCGGTTCAGCTTCAGACGGTGTGTACACAGGTCTCAAGGCATTCGACCTTTTATACCAGAAGTACAATGCAGTTCTCACAGTTCTTGCAGCTCCTGGCTGGTCAGAACATGCGGCGGTATATTCCGCAATGGTAGCAACTGTAACAAAACTTAATGGCCACTGGGACGGCTTTGTAAATGCTGATATCCCTGTTGCATCGAACACAACAATAACTGCAGCTCTTGCATGGAAGGATTCAAACGGATACAACTCTGAACGTTCAAAGGTTTACTGGCCGCAGGCTGTAGACGGTTCAGGCAGAGTATTCCACCTCTCAACCATTGCAACAGCTATGATGCTCAGACAGGACAACGAGAACGACGGTATCCCGTTTGAAACGATCTCAAACAAGCCTGTAACAGCAGCAAAGCAGTATTTCGGAGCGGGAGCAACAAATCAGGGCTTCGATCAGGTAACAGCAAACACTCTCAACGAAAAAGGTATCACTACTATCTGCTTCTGGGGCGGCAACTGGGTAATGTGGGGACCGCATACAGCGGCTTACACTTACGGCGGTACAATGGATGCACGTGCTATATTCGATGTAAACATCAGAATGCTCGAATACATCACAAACAGCTTCCAGCTTGACCACGGCACAGATATTGACGAGCCTATGACAATAGCCCTCAAGGATACCATCCTTGCAGCTGAAAACGCAAAGCTCGATGCGCTCGTAGGTATCGGTGCTCTTATCGGAGATCCTGTTGTAGAATTCCTCCCTGAGGAAAATACAGATGCTGATATCATCAACGGTGATTTCACATGGAATATCTCCGCAACAAATACACCGCCTCTCAAGTCTGCTACAGTCCGCGCTGCTTATACAGATGACGGATTCCAGACATATTACGGCGAATAAGGAGGTAAGAAGCTATGGGAAAATGGTTAGACGTTAAAGGTCCGATCCTCGCAGATACAGTCTACGCTGACAACAGACTTGTTGCAAGAGACGTTGAATTCACACTTCCTGGTCTCAACTTTCAGACAGCAACTATCAGCGCCATGGGAAACATGGATGTAGCTCTTATCGGACTTCTCGAAAACATGGAACTCACAATTAACAAAGTCGGAACAGATGAAGGTTTCTCAAACCTCATCGGGCTTGGCAGAAGAGTTTTTGAATTCAGATGGGCTCAGACAAGCATTTCCAAGAACGGTGACTCAAAGACAGAAGGTGTCAAGGCGTTCGTCAAGACACTTCCGCTCTCCATCCCTGACATTGCTGTCAAGCCGGGTGATGCAGTCACTACGGAACACAAGTACACAGTAACACGTCTTGAACTTTACGTAGACGGCAGTGAAAAGCTTGTCGTTGACCGTCTCAACTCAGTTCTCCGTGTAAACAGAATTAATTACGCTAAGGATTTCGAAAAATACCTCTAAGATTTTTTGACATACTGCGAAAGCCGTCGGGCACTCGGCTCGGCGGCTTTTGCTAAACACAGAAACAGAAAGGACTAACCATATGGGTAAGATCACACTCAAAAATCCTGTTCTGATCAACGGCAAACAGGTGACAGAATTAAATTACGACACAAATGAGATAACAGGCGTTCTTTTCGCTGAAGCGGAAGCAAGAAAATCAAGCGGAAAGACAATGAGCATCGTTCCGGCATCGGAATTCGACACATCTCTTCATATCTATTTAGGATATGCGGCAGTTATAGCTGCTGATCCGTCGGTAGACTGGACAGATCTTGAAAGAGTCAAAGGCTCTGACATAGTTCAGTTCATGAGGATCGGAAGAAATTTTATGCTCGGAGTCTCGGAAAAGGATTCACCGGCAGAAAGCTCCGAAGAGCCTACAGAGACTTCAGCAGAGTTTATCACACCAGCATATCAGATCTCGAACGAAAGCGACTCACAGATTTTATCATAGAGTACGCCGAAGCTGCAGAAGATCTGGCAGAGGAAAACAAGCGGGCGGCTGAACGTGCAAAGATGACACGAGGCCGTTAATAAAAGGCAGGTGAAACAGAATGGCACGCGGAAGAGAAATAGAAACCACGATATCGGTCGGTGGTGTGCTTGATCCAAGCCTTATGAATGCGATCAATCAGGCGGTGCGAAGCTTCAATCAGATGAGTGCTGAAACGCTTGAGGCGGCAACAGCTTCTCAGAGACTTGCACTTCAGATGAGAAACGAAGAGTCTGAACTGAACAAGCTCAGACAGCAGTACAGCGACTACGTTCTTGAAGGACGCGAGGGAACTGAGGAAGCAAGAGCAACGGCCTACGCTATACAGCAGTTGAGTACAGACCTTAACGAAAACCGAGACAGACTGCAGGCGGCATGTCAGGCAGCCGACCGGCTTTCAGAAGAATACGGTGAAGCGGGACGAAGTGCAGGACAGGCGGAAAACGCATCCGACGAACTGAGCGGCAGTCTCAACGAAGCGAACGAGGCAGCGGGACAGGCTAACGAAGGATTCACAGTTTTCAAGGCAACTCTTGCAAATCTTGCTTCACAGGCAATAACAGCAGCAGCGTCAGCTATTAAAAGCTTCGTAAAAGACACAATACAGCTCGGAGCGGAATTCGACGCAACAATGTCGGAAGTACAGGCTCTCAGCGGAGCGACAGGAGAACAGTTTGAACTCCTTGAACAGACTGCAAGAGAATACGGCGCCACAACGGTTTTCAGTGCTAAAGAGAGTGCAGAAGCGCTTAAGTACATGGCACTCGCCGGCTGGGATACCACGCAGAGCACAAGCGCCCTCGGCGGTGTTCTCGACCTTGCGGCAGCTTCCGGCATGGGACTGGGCGAAGCATCCGACATGGTAACTGACTATCTGTCAGCATTCGCAATGGAAGCGGATAAGGCTGGATATTTCGCTGACCTTCTTGCAAAAGCACAGGCTTCAAGTAATACATCCGCTGCACAGCTCGGTGAAGCATACAGAAACTGTGCAGCAAACCTTAACGCGGCCGGACAGGATATTGAAACAGTAACCTCGCTCCTCGAAGGTATGGCAAATCAGGGCTACAAGGGATCAGAAGCCGGTACGGCACTTTCAGCAATGATGCGAGACATCACCAAGAAGATGGACGACGGCAAGATCAAGATCGGTGAAACCTCAATAGCTGTTATGGATGCAGAGGGCAACTACAGAGACCTCACGGCAATACTCAGGGATGTGTCCGGAGCGGTTGACGGTATGGGCTCAGCGGAAAGAGCAGCGGCACTCAGTACGACGTTCACAGCGGACTCCACAAAAGGACTGAACCTCCTTCTCAATGAAGGTATAGACAACATAGCAGGCTATGAAACAGCCCTCAGAATGGCATCTGTGACGGTCGAGGGACTTGATGAAGAACTGCAGAAGAGTGGCATATCGCTTGACGACATCAGAAATGAATTCGAAAAAGCCGGTGTAAGTGCTGACACATTCAACGAGATTCTGAACACATCGGAAGGTTCGTCAGATCTGTTCTCAGAAGCACTTGACGAAGCATGCGACGCTGGATTCCGTGCAAGTGAGGTATTCGACAGTCTCGGAATCTCACAGGATGAACTTGCAGAAGCATTCAAAAACGCACAGGGCAGTGCGTCAGCCATGGCGGAAACCATGAACGACAACCTTGCAGGCGACCTCAAGAGCCTTAACAGTGCTTTTGAAGAACTGAAACTTAAAGTTTCCGATCAGCTTGAACCTGTTCTCAGAGCAGGAGTGCAGTTCGTGACGAACAAAGTTATTCCGGCAGTAACGAACATAAAAGAATATCTGCCGGAAATAGGAATAGCCGTAACCGCACTCAGCGGCGTTATAGCAGCTTTCAGATGGACAACCATACTCGGACACATCAACAAAGTCAAAGGTGCACTGGTGGGTATCAAGGCAGCTATAGCAGCTGTATCAGCTCCGGCTCTTGCGGCCATTGGAGTGCTGACAACGCTTGCGTTCGCTTTCCGGCATCTATGGAATACAAACGACGAGTTCCGGGAAAACATTCTGAATACATGGAACTCGATCAGGTCGAAGTTCGATAAATTCGGTCAGAACATAACCGAGCGGCTGAACAAGCTCGGATTCAGTTTTGAAGATATCGGTGATGTGATACGGACCGCATGGCAGAGTCTGTGTGACTTCCTCGTTCCGGTATTTGAAGAAGCATTCAAACTTATCGATTCAACTGTAGGAGCGGCTCTTGACGGTATCCTCGGACTCGTAGACACGTTCACAGCGATTTTCGAAGGTGACTGGAGCAGTGCCTGGGAAAATATCAAGGGTGTATTCGGCGGAGCTGTAGACTGGCTCACCGATACGACAAACACATTCCTCGGATGGTTCGGAACGAGCTGGGACGACATCTGGAGCGCAGTACCTGAACCGGTAAGAAACGCAATAGACACAGCATCCGGATTCATATCCGAAAAGTTTACTGACGCAAAGGACTTCGTTCTTAACGAAGCAGTTCCGGCGATACGTGACAAGTGGGATGAGATTGCACCAAAGGTGCAGGCGGCAGCTGAAACCGCCTCCGGTTTCCTTAAGGATAAGTTCAATACCGCAAAGACATTCATAGCTGATGAAGCAGTGCCGGCAATAACGGGCGCATGGGACAGGATGAAAGAAAAAGCTTCAGAAATAGCCGACTTCATCGTTCCTTACGTCACAGTAGCATTTGACGACATCAAGACATTTGTCACAGACACAGTTATTCCTGTTCTGACTGAATCATTCGGAAAGATAAAGGAAAGTATCGGTCCGGTCATCGACTGGATAAAGAGTGATTTCCTCCCTCAGGCGAAAGAAGTATTCGGAACGATCACAGAAGCAGTCAGAAATGCTGTTGAACTTATAAAAGCAGTCTTTGAAGCGCTCAAGCCGACGATCGCCGCTGTATTCGGCGGCATAGTAGCTGTCGCAGTAGGCGCATGGACTGTTATCAAGGCAGCATTTGAACCAGTGGTTCACGTCATCGGAGCGGCATTCCGTTCTGCATGGGAGATAGTAAAAGCTGTGTGGAGCGTTGCAGGTTCATTCTTTAAAACTATATTCGGCAACATCTCAGAAGTATTCTCCGGTATCAGAGCACTCCTTGAGGGTGATTTCGCGGGAGCGTGGGAAGCTGTAAAGAATATCTTCGCGAATAATGAAGAGTTCTGGAAAACAGTTCTTGAAGGCGTGATGAATGTATTCGTTGCAATCGGAAACTTTGTTATATCAGTATTCAAGGGAATGTGGGAGTTCCTCACAAACCTCTTTGAACCAATATCTACATGGCTGACCGACAAGGTACTTACGCCAATGGCCAACGCATTCACAGTGATATGGACTAAGATATCCGCTAAGGTGACGACTGTATGGACAAAGATCACAAAGACCATCAGAACAGCAATTGCAACGGTCAAAGCAGTAATAACCTACGGATTCGAAAAGATAAGAACATTCATATCAGATACATGGAACGCAATCCACGACAAGATCAGCGACAGGATAAACGCAGTGAAGAGCACGGTCGAGAATGTTATTTCAAAGATACGTGACATCATGACGAATATCTGGAACGCAATCAGCTCAAAGGTTTCGGACGTATGGAATACGATCCATAATAAGATCAGTGACAGGATAAACGCAGTGAAGAGCACGGTCGAGAACGTTATCTCAAAAGTACGCGACATCATGGCGAATATCTGGAACGCGATCAGTTCGAAGGTTTCGGAAGTGTGGAGCGGCATTCATGACAAGATCAGCGACAAGATCACAGCTGCAAAGGATAAAGTTTCAGCTATATTCGGCAGCATCAAGGATACAATCCGTGACAGACTTCAGGAAGCGAAGAACACCGTAACCGATATATTCGGCAACATCTACGACAAGATCAGTGAAAAAATCACAGCGGCAAAAGACAAGGTTCAGGAAGTTATCGACAAGATCAAGGAAAAACTCAATTTTCAGTGGTCGCTCCCGCACCTTAACTTACCACATATCAGCGTAGAGGGCGGTGAAGCACCGTTCGGAATAGGTGGCAGGGGTTCACTTCCTAAGTTCAATATCGAATGGTACGCAAAGGGCGGTATCATGACCGAGCCTACACTGTTCGGCATGAACGGAAACACACTGCTCGCCGGTGGCGAAGCAGGTGCAGAAGCCATCCTTCCGCTTGATGCGCTCTGGTCAAAACTCGACCAGATACTCAGAAGCATGAGCAGCGAAGTGACTAACAACATCACATTGCTTGCGCCTGCATATGAGTACATCCACTCGAGTGGACAGAATTCACTCACAAGTCAGGCAGGTCGTCTGATCGGAATGAGCGGTTTCTCACTCGGAGAAATGGCATCCGGCGGCGGAACGACCATCATCTATGATTTCAGTAACTTCACATGGTCACCGTCAGTAGCTGTCGAAGGCAGCGGAGCAGACAGTGACAAGTTCATGGATCAGCTCAGAGCACATGAGTATGAATTCTTTGACTGGCTCGAAGAGTTCGTGAGAATAAGGGAGGAGTCAGCTTATGCATAGAGTAACGGGATATAAAGCCTACTATACAAGAGAAGGCGACACCTTCGACGCCCTCGCACTCAACGAGTACAACAACGAAAAGCTTGCACACGTTATCATGCAGTTCAATCCTGATTACTGCGATGTACTGGTATTCGATGCTCATGTAAAACTGAGAATACCAGTCATCGAAAGCACCGACAAGCCGGGCACGCTCCCGCCATGGAGGCAGACAGATGGATAAAATAGAACTTTACTACAACGGCATAGATATTTACGACAAGGTCTCCCTGAATTTCTGTGTCCACGAAATGAACGCAGAACACTATGCGGACAGTTTGACGCTCCGGTTCAACGATAGTGCAGGTGTATGGTCAAAGTACGGATCAGAAGCAAACGACATTATCAGACTGAAATACGGTGACGCAGACAGCGGCGCCATGTACCTCCATTCAATGTCGGCTCAGAACGGGCTCTTCACCATAAGAGCCCTGTCTATGCCGGCAGAGAAAAAAGAGAAGAAGTCACGAAACTGGAAAGGCATGAAACTTACAAGTATCGTTGCACAGCTTGCAGAAGAGCACGGGCTGAAATATGCACTCTACGGAGTCGAAGAGCAGGTTTACCGTAACCTGACGCAGACTGACGAAACCGATTTTGAATTTCTTGAGCGGCTCTGCTCATACGAAAGCTGCTGTTTTCTGATCCACAATAAAAAACTGGTGGTCTACTCTGAACCATACATGGAAGCAAGAGAAGCATCCACGCTTGAAGTGGGTCAGAACGGTCAGTTTGATTATGGCATGATAAAGAAGAAATACACATCGTGCAAGGTGATAAGCGGGTCATACACAGGAACATTCAGCATCGACGATACAGGCGAACTGCTTGTCAGACGTGATGTACAGGCTTCCTCGGAGGGTGAGGCAATACGATATGCTAAAGGACTCCTCAGGAAAGAGAACAAGAAAACCGTATTCGGCAGAATAATAAAATCCCTGCAGACGCAGTATTCAGCTGCAAGCGTTGTCAAGCTTCATACTGACAGGGCGAGTCTGTGGGATAAGAAAATGTTTATAACATGCATAAGAAATGACTACATAAAAAACAGGTCAGACATATATTTTCGTGGCATACCGGAGGGATACTGATGGTTTACAAAGGCTTGATCGCGTCGGTATCAGGACGCACAGCACGAATAATACCGGACGGGGAAACAGAATACACGGTTGACGGTATCGTTATACCGGACAATCTGAGCGGCCATCTCGCAAAGAATGACAGTGTTGTGTATGTGTATTTTCCCGACGGTAAAGGTCTGATACTCGGAAGAACGGACGGTGAGACATATGGCTCTGATGGCTAAGTGGAACAGAAAGACGTGGGAAGTTAATTCTTCGAACGTTCTTGCAATACAGGATCTCACTTTCAGCTATTCTCAGACAGCTGACAATAACAATTCGACCGAAGAAAAGAAACAGACGAACGTCAGAGGTAAGGAGCTTTTTCCACTCAATTTTACAACAGTTCTTCACAAAGGGCTTGATGTGAATTTCGATATCCGTAAGGAAATAGAAGACTGGGAATCGCTCGTTTCAAAAGTTGACTACTTCTTTCTCGGAAGCGTCCGCCTCGGTCCTGCTGTTCAGCTCCGCAAGGTATCAGTTTCGGATGTAAAACTGAGTAACAGCGGCGAAATGCTCTATGCAAAGCTCAGTTTTGAATTCAAGGAGTATGATCAGGAATCATCAAGTGTCAAGGCAGATGTTCCGGCTCTTGAAGTGTCAGCGAGCGAAGAAGCGAAAGCACTCAGAAAAGAACAGAACGATCAGCTTGCGAATGCCGAAGTTCAGGGAATAAGAATAGGCGACAGAGTAAAGATCATATCAACGGACTATCTGATAGGAGCAAACAACCTCTCCGAAGAGGATCTTGAGAAAAGTCACATTGTCAGCAACATCGTAGCCGACAGACTCCTTCTCGGATTCCATGACGGAGGAATAGGACGCTGGATCTTTGCCGAGGGCGTTACGCTTGTGTGAGGTGATGTGATGAAAGCATACGGAAACGGAAGCACAGCAACCTGTGTTCAGAACCTTTGCAGTCTGACATCGGGTGAAGTATACGGCGACAGAGTGCGGGGAATCAGCACGAAACTTACAGACAGAAAAGGAATTACCGGCGATCTCATTGAATGTATCCAGTGGCTTATACGTGAGTATGAACCAAGAGCGGATACAGACAGTATCACGGTAAGACCTTCGGGAGGGCTTGACGGGGATTTCACCGTCGATGTCCAGGCAAAGAAAAGAGGTGGTTAAACCATGGCAGAACTTGATTTTATAGAAACCGATACTGGAACAATAGTAAAAGACATTCTCAGCGAACTTGAAAGCGGTGTCAACGAGCAGCTTTATCCCGGAGACGAACGCCGTATATTCGGTGAGGCTCTTGCAGGTGTGTTTGTGTCAGTGTTCAATTCCGTAAATGATGCGTGCAGACAGAAAATGCTCCGGTACGCAAGAGGAAAAACGCTTGATGCTCTCGGTGAGACCCGAGGTGTGAAACGTCTTCCTGCGGAAAAAGCAACTACAATACTGCGGTTCAGCATCGATTCTGTATTCGGTCAGAACATAGTTATACCTTCAGGTGTACGAGTTACCGGAGATCTGCAGAGGTACTTTGTAACTGACAGCACGGCAGTTATAACATCCGGACAGCTGTACACTGATGTATCAGCTACAGCCGAAGAGAGTGGTTCAGAATACAACGGCATACTTGCGGGCGGTCTGAATGCAGTGGTCGATGTATCTGTAGTTCCGCTTATCGACAGCGTAACAAACACTACATCAACATCAGGCGGCGGCAATGCAGAGGATGATGATACCTACAGAGAAAGAATAAGAGTATCAGAAAATGCACTCAGCACCGCCGGAACAGCCAAGGCATACAGGTATTATGCAATGTCAGCAGATCCTGCAATAACAGACGCCGTGGTCACATCAGAAGATGAGACAATCGAAAGAACACTGACAGTATACAGTGCTCATGCATTTCTCGGAGGCGATCAGCTCCAGCCGGACACTCTCACAATAGAAGATGTACCGGGAGATCAGCACAGTGAATCATATTCAGACGGATTACTTACCATCACACTGACAGGCGCGTCAGCTTCACTGAATTCGATAGATATTATCATTAAGCGTTCAATGAAAGGCGTAGTGAGAATTGTTCCTATATGCGCCGGTGGCGAACTCCCGACAGAGGATCAGCTGCAGGACGTGTATGACAAATGCACTGCAGAAGATGTAAAACCTCTCACAGACATGGTTATCGTAGAAGAACCGGACGTTGAAGAGTACGATATAGAACTCACGTACTACACAACGAAAGCTGACGAATCTCAGGTTGTTGCTATGGTCGAAGGTGAGAACGGTGCGATTGACAGATACAATCTGTGGCAGAGTTCGCAGTTTGAGCAGGATATCAACCCGGATCATCTGAGAAAACTTATACTCAGTCCGGACTGGGCTGACGATCTTGTCGGAGCGGAAAGAGTGACGATTGTAAAGCCGGTGTACACCGCACTTGATAAGACAACGATAGCGAAGTTCAGCGGTAATATAACCGTCAGTCATGTGGCGAGGTGATCAGTGTGCAGGGAATGAAACTTTCAGATCTTGAACTCAAAAAGCTCATGCCGGTGTTCATGCAGAATGATGAAGCTGTCAAAGCACTTTGCGCTGCGGTCGATAAACTCCTTCATGATCCGTGTGAGAGAATCCCGACAATGAAGATCTGGGGAGAAACAGATAATCTTTCCGAAGACGAATGTGATGAGCTTGCATGGGAGCAGGATATTGACTGGTATGACAGTTCAGCTTCACTTGAAGTCAAAAGGCAGATAGTAAGTCAGGCGCAGGAGATCAAGAGAAGACGAGGAACGAAATGGGCGGTCGAACAGCTTGTTTCCGCTTATTTCGGTTCAGGTTACGTTTTCGAATGGTTTGAAGTGCCGGAGCTGACTGATGAACCGTATACGTTCGTTGTACTCAGTGAATCAGAAATTTCTGATGACGATCTTGATAAGTTCATAGCAGCAGCTGAAATAGCCAAGAATGAGCGCTCCCACATAGCAGGCATTTACATATACCTGTTTGAATGTAAGACAACTATCGAAGTACACTGGGACGGGAACGGCTACGCATTTGATTACGCAAGACGATGCGGAACGTATCCGGGAAGTCCGTGGAGCGGATTCCAGTGCGATGACGAAGTTGATACATCAGGCGGTGCAGAACCGTATTTCTACAGCGTTCCGGCCTGCGGCACAATAAACTGCGGTACATATCCGGTATAATTTCAGGAGGTGAAGAGAATGGGATATTTTCAGAGTGCATTTCTTGCACAGCGACGTTCTGACTGGCTTCGGTGGCTTCACTCAGTCGAGGTTCTTGTAGGCTCGTCTTGGTACAAAGGAACCATTAATCAGAAGAAGGTTGATGGCGAGAATATTATTGTGACTGCAACGTTCCCGCAGCTCGACGGTGTGAGTGCTACAATTACCGCTTCAAGAATAATTGCCCTTGACGGCAATGTGGCGGCATACCAGAGCAGAGCAGTCGTGAAGGCGGCAGGTCAGGGAACGCTTGTAAAAATAAAGGTACCTTTACGAGAGGTATAGGAAGGAGAGGTCTATGTACAAGAACACAGAATGGATCGACCACGTAGTTGATCCCGACACCGGAACAGTCATTCAGGAGGGTACGCCTCAGTCAGCTGTCAACTTCAACAATGAAGAATTCGGCATACTCGACGGGCAGATTGCACTTCAGATGATGATGGTTGCAGTCAATCAGCTGAACGGTGAAGCTTATCCGGAAATCAAGGATATTTCAATGACAAATACGCTGAAATATCCGTTCAACAACTCGGCACAGACAGTAAGCTTGTCAAACACAAGATCGAACGCGAACTATCAGGTAGATACCTACGTGACAGCTGCAAGCGGTGATGTGGGTGATATTATTGTCTACGACAAATTAACAAACGGATTCAAAATCAGATACGACGGCAGTGCTTCATCAGCAACCGTCCGTGTCGCAATAAGAGGAGGTTCATAATGAACAGCGTACAGGTAATTGAGAAGAATGAAGGAACAAAGATTGACTGGGAGCAGAACGGTACAAAGCTGTACTTCGATGATGAGATCATGATCAACGTATCCAAGTACCGCAAGGACTGGGACGTGTCAGTTGACATCTGCAGAGACAGGAGCGGAAATCTGACTCTCGGAGCAGAAAACGCTCTCAGATATGTCGCACAGGTCGATATCCCGGCGATAGCTTATGAGGAAGATGAAGAACACAACAAGGTTGCACTGCCTCTTGATATGTCAAATGTAGTGCTCACACTCTGGTCAGTGGAATAAGGAGGTTTACCCATGGCTAATTTCGATTTAACTAATCTTGCAGTAAAAATGATTTGTCCGAACAACGAGGTCAAGCTTGATGACGCAGGCCTCCCGTCTGTGATGGTATATATTCCGAAGTTTAAGAACAGCGATGTGCTCTCAGGCGGAGACAGCAACACACATCCTGCGTTTATCGTCAACGGTCAGGAGATAGCTGGATTCTGGTACGGCAAATACGAAGCGTGCCAGAGTAATGGCAAGGCTTATTCACTCCCTGCAGAAGATCCGGCACAGAATCTTGATTTTGACGAATGCAGTTCAAGATGTACCGCTAAGGGTGCCGGATGGCATGTAAGCACAGCAGCTGAATGGGCGGCAGTTGCCTTATGGTGCAAGAAGAACGGCACACAGCCTCTCGGAAATAATAACTACGGTAAAGATACATCCGAGAGCGGCTATAAAGCAATCGTAACAGCAATGGACGGCACGAACCGAGGCAGAGTTGCAACAGGTACAGGTCCACTCACATGGAGTCACGACGGTACACAGGCCGGCATATGGGATCTTAACGGTAACGTATGGGAATGGCAGGGTGGAATTCGTCTTGTATGGGGCGAACTTCAGATACTTGCCAATAACGACGCTGCAGATGCAGATAACCCGCAGACAGCAGGTTCAGCTTTATGGAAAGCAATCAAAGCATCAGACGGAACTCTTGTTGATCCTGAATGCTCACCTACAGATACGAATCCTTCAATCTCAGGAAATACAGTAAGACTTGATTATGTATCTTCGAAGTGGACATACTGCAAGTCGATCACAAGTGCAGTTGACTCTGCAAGAAGCTGTGCATTCGGTGATGTTACCTGTACAGGTGATATCAGCGACGCAGCCAAGATCAGACTCAGAGCGCTCGCTCTGCTCCCTGACAGTGGTTCACAGGCATCAGATTACAACGGAGACGTTATGTACTGGAACAACAAACAGGGCGAGCGCTTCGTCATTCGCGGGGGCGACTGGAGCCGCGGTGCGGTCGCTGGTGTCTTCTCACTTATCGGCTACAATGCCCGCTCGTATCGCAACTGGGGCCTCGGCTTTCGTGCCGCTTACATTCCGGGAATCTGACATCTGGAGATCTGATGATCTGGTTCGGCGGCTTGCCGCCGGGTAAAAAGACTTATGGATATACTGTTACTCAGACAAAGAATAGTCCGCTCCATGATTCGGGTGACGGAGCGGACAAACAATATGAGAAAACCCGAAAAATTCGTATACAGAGATTATCTGAACAAATCCTACATGCGTATGCTTCGCCTCTGCATAAAAGCGAACTGGGCACACGGAAACGTCAGACGTGAATATCAGAGTGAACTTGACGTCGAGCTCGACATCATTCGTTCTCTCGTTGACGTTGCTGCAAGCCCTGAGGAAAAGCTGATCTCTCCCGGACTTCATGAAGTGTGGAGTAAGGAACTTAAAGAGATCGGACGCATGATAGGCGGATGGATAAAATCCGACGCTTCAAGATAATTTTTGCATAGGGGAACGTGTCATAAATTCTGCGGAGCGCTTCGTCTATCGCGGGGGCAACTGGAACAACGGTGCGAACGCTGGTGTCTTCTCACTTAACGGCAACAATGCCCGCTCGAATCGCAACTGGAACATCGGCTTTCGTGCCGCTCTTGCCTGACAAATGTTTGACCTGAAGGCTATGGCCTGATCAGGAACACAGGCAAAAGGGATACGTTTCCCGGTCGAAAGACCGAACAATTCATCAGTTTCGGAAACGAAAATGAGAACCACGCAGACTTACCGGCGTAAGCCGGAAGTCACGCGTGAATATTATAGGGAAAGAAAGTGGGGATGTTTATGGAAACACATGATCTATATTCGGAGATATGTTCCTGGGAAAATCTCTGGAACGCTTATCATAAGGCAGCGAAAGGTAAATGGTTTCGTCCGGAAGTTGCAAAGTTCGCTATGAATCTTGAAGAAAATCTTATCATCATTCAGAACGAGCTGATATATCAGACTTATAAAGTCGGACGCTATCGTGAATTCTTTGTTTACGAACCTAAGAAACGTCTTGTTATGGCGTTGCAGTTCAGGGACAGAATAGTTCAGTGGGCGATATATCTGCAGGTCAATCACATATTTGATAAAAGCATGATATATCACAGCTATGGCTGCAGAGTAGGCAAAGGAACTGTCAGAGCAGCTGACAAACTGCAGGACTGGTGTACACTTGCAAACCGCAAGCCAAAAGACTGGTATTATCTCAAACTTGATATTTCGAAATATTTCTACAGAGTTGACCATGAAGTTCTTCTCGGAATTCTGAAAAGGAAGTTTCCACATGAGGAGAAATTCATAACTCTCATGAAAGAAATAATCGAATGCGATCATACACCGTTCGGATTGCCGCCAGGCAAAAGCGTTGATGATGTTCTTCCTGAAGAAAGGCTGTATACCGTCGGTATGCCGATAGGCAATCTCACAAGCCAGATGCTTGCAAATGTCTGTCTGAATGAACTCGACCAGTTTATAAAACATGAACTCAGAACTCATTTCTACGTCAGATATATGGACGATATGGTTATTCTTCACGAAAGCCCTGTTCAGCTTAACGTCTGGAAGTGCCGGATAGAACACTTTTTGAACCATACGCTGCATCTTGAACTGAATTCTAAAACAGCGATAGGAAAGATCAAAACAGGCATCACGTTTGTCGGATGCAGGGTGTTTCCGGGGTATCGAAAACCTACGAAGAAATTTATAAGGAAAATGAAAAACAGGATCAAAGCAGTCTCGAAACAGTATACAGCTGGTATCATGACCGAAGAGCAGGCGAACGCAGTTGTTCAGAGCTATCTCGGACAGATAAAACATTGTTCTGCTATGCGGCTTGAAAACTAAATAAAAGAAACTGTACCGTTTGAGACTGACGCGAAAAGGAGGAAAGCAAATGAAAGCGGAACTCATTGCACAGACAGCTGAAAACCGTATAGGATGGAGCAGAAAACAGGCAGGATGTGAAGGAACGCACGCATGGTGTGCTCATTTTGTATCAGAAATTTTGAAAACCTGCGGCATTGACATGTACGATCTGTCATGCTCTATGATGAAAAAGAAAATGTCAGCGTCATCAGAATGGGATGAACCGGAAGATCTTCCGGAGAGGGGGGATATTTTATTCTTCGACTGGGACAGAATCGACGAACCGCTCCCGCTCGACCATGTAGCTGTAGTTATCGACTACAACTTTGATACACGTATAGTGACATACGTCAACGGAAACGGTTCATCAAGAACACAAGTGACCGAGCAGACTATAAGCATTGACAACTGCACAGTAGCTTACTGGATGCGTTATATAGGAGATAAGAACAGTGAACCGCCGAACAGCAGTGAACAGGAAACATCAGGCAAAACTTTCACCATAGAGCTTCGCACTCTCAGAAAAGGAATGGAAGGTCATGACGTAGCAGTTCTGCAGTGGCTTCTTATCGGTGATAACTACAGCGTAGGCTCTGCAGGTGATGACGGCATTTTCGGAAGCAACACTGAAAAAGCAGTTACCGAGTATCAGAAAGACCACAGCCTTGAAGTCGATGGCGTAGCAGGAAAGCAGACGTTTACTGAACTCCTGAGGAAGTGAGGCGGTTCTCGTGGAAAAGTCACTCTGGGAATACCTCGCTTGTGCGATCGGTGCGTCAATCGGCTTTCTGTACGGTGATATCAACGGCCTTTTCCTTGCTCTTGTGGCACTCTGTACACTTGATTATATCACAGGTGTCATGGTAGCGATAAAGAGGCATAAACTGAACAGCAAAGCCGGATGCACCGGCATCATGAAAAAAATCATGATCTTCATGCTCGTAAGCGTCGCCCATCTGATCGACGCAAACATCATCAAAGACGGCAACGTCTTCATGAGCATGACGATCCTGTATTACGCTTGCAACGAGGGAATCAGCATTCTCGAAAACGCAAAGCGTCTCGGCCTCCCCGTCCCGAAAAGGTTGGAACGTATTCTTGAACAGGTGCGGGACGAAAACGATGATAAGGACAAGAAACAAAATGAATGAGTGGATCAGCGTTGAAGAACGGCTTCCGGAGTCGTATGAGTATGTACTGGTATGGTACACGTATTATCGTTATGGTGACTATAACTGTGATTACAGCACATATGCTATAGCGTACTACGTTAAAAATTATAACATGTGGGGAAGCCCTGACCCTTTAGGAAGTAACCCACGAATTAAATACTGGATGCCATTACCGAAACCGCCGGAAAACTAAAAAAGAGGCGCAACAGTTTTGTAGAGTTAGACGCAGAAAAGGCAGCTACGAAATTAATCGTAACTGCCTTTCGCGTTGTTTTAGATTATAAGCCAAGTTTCTGAGTGAGTGCTTCCTGAAGAACCTGTGAAAAGTTTATTCCAGCTTTTTCGGCAAGTGTGTTCATCCAGTTCGGAACAGTCAGAGTTTTTTTGACAGCCTTGTTATCGTAAAACTTTCTGTATTCTACGGTATCGCACGCAATCATTGTAACAAACTCGTTGCTCTCGACCTTGAGTTCTTTAGCATCTGAAGGCTTCGGAATCTCACTGCCTTCTTCTTCTAAATCGTAAAGCATAAGACAGAGAGCATCCTCGGCCATCTCAATTGCTTCCGGAATTGTTTCACCAAATGTCAAACAGCCTTCGACATCCGGAAAGCTAACAGAATACGAATTGTTTTCAGCAGTAAAAACTGCAGGATATGCATATTTAGCCATTAATAAGTCACCTCTGATAATCTCGGAATAGCATATATTTTATTAAGTTCGCTGTATGTCATTGGTTCACCTCCTATAATTATTATAGCACGTATTAATACGTATGTTAATAGAAAAAGATAAAAAATAATTAAAAAATCGTTGAATTTTGAACCTCAAAACGCTATAATGAAATAAGAAGTTTTGACTATTGAAGTGTACCGTTGTAAAAGTAGGCGGACTATTTTATTATTGATGATAGTTCACACGAAATTTCACACGAATTCATGAAATACAAGTATTTTCAGCGCGTATTAAAAGATGGAAACGGGTTCAATTCCCGCCGCCTCCATAACTCGAAAAATCCCGCAAAAGCGTCAACTGACGTAATTGCGGGATTTTCTTTTGCTCTGATAACGTAAATTATTTAATAAATTCCTAAAAAATACCCTGAAAAAACAGTATTTTAAGAAAAAAGTTCACACGAAATTTCACACGACTTATTCTTAAAAAATCACTCACCGGCGTGAATGATACCTTCAAAGTATTCATTGATTTTTCTGTTGACCGCTTCACGTTCTTCACTGAAAGTGTGCTGATAAACATTTCTGAGAGTAGAAGTCGTGCTCCAGCCGCCGCGTTCCATTGCGTACTTGTCCGGAATGTGAAGCTTGACCATGACAGAAGCGTTCAGATGGCGCAGGTCGTGAAATCTGATAGGCGGGTCAATGCCGTTCTTCTCCTGCAGTCTGATAAATCTCTTGTAGATCGCCTGACCGGACAGCGTTGTGAGATATTCCTGTTCAGAATCAAGAGCGTCGATAAGGTTCTGAATGTATTCCGGTATGTCTTCCACTCGTGTGGAATCATAGGTCTTTGTCATTTTCTTTTCGATGTGTTCGCCGTTTACGGTGACGATCGACTTTCTCACGATAAGTTTTCCGTTCTGTGCGTCTGACTTCTTAAGTCCTCTGATCTCTGACATACGAAGCGAAAGCCAGATGGAGAGAAGACACGGCAACTCGATCTCGGTTCCCTTTATGATCTCAATGATCTTTTCAGGTTCCGGCATGGAGCGGATCTGTTTTATCTTCTTCGGAAGTGTGACTTTTACATTCAGATCAGGAGCATATATGTCAAGAGCGGCCCTCAGAAGCCCGTAAGCGTTCTGTACTGACTTAGGGGATAATCTTTCCGCTTCAACATTGACAGCGGCCTGTACGGCTGTTCTGGTAAGCTTTCCGAGCTGTATATCCATGAGCTGCTGAAACTTGTTCCTTCTGATTTCCTTGTAGCCTGAAATGGTAGTAGGAGAGAGGGTATTACTCTTGCTCTCGATATACTTGTCTATCGCCTTGCCGACGGTCATTTCAGCAGCTGGTTCCTTATTCGTAGCTGCAAACTGAGCGGCAAGGAATTCCGCTTCTTTCTTCGTGTCCGCAGTAAAGGACTTCATGATCTTCTTTCCGTTCTGGTCCTTGCCAGCGTACACCTGCACCCTCCAGGAACCTGACGGAAGCTTTTTAGCCTTAGCCATAACATCATTCCTTTCTTGACAAGTCAGGAACGAGTATGCTATACTAAGCCTGTAGAGGTTCGGGTAGTGATACTCGTTCACAGTGCCGGTTTTCCGTTAGCCCGGAACCGGCACGCTATTTTTTTCTTCAAAGAACTCCTTTTACGGAAATCCTATGAAAAGAAGAGCATCATTTCACTGGTGCTCTTCTTTTTGCGTTTAATTGCAGTTTTTCTTTATAAATGCAACGATTTCCTCGTTTTTCTCCATTATTTCGTCGTCGTTTTCCATTTCGCTGAAAGACATCCATCTGTATTTTGTATCATCGATCTGAAATTCTTTTTTCTGCATATGTTCAGGAGCGGGATCAAGGGTAAGTTTATACAGCTTGTGGTCGTAGACTTTATACACCTGATCACTAACAGAAAATTTACAGTGTATCGACGAAGTAACGTATTGAGTAAACACTTTATCTCCAATGAGATCACTTGCGAATTTGTCAGCTGCAGCTTTGTTATTTTCTTCTGTTCTGAAATAAGGGAACAGCCAGCATTTCCATCGCGGATCATATATCTGAAGAAATTCACCGTTGGTATTTTTAAATGCAAGCAGAGAAAATTCATGATATTTTCCGTTTGCTTTCTCTTGGTATAAAGCAGTTATTTTCTGAAAATCATTATTAGACAACGTTCCAAGTCGTTTTATAATATTGTATTCATCGATTGGAACTACTCTGTCTATACGAGCCCATGACTCTGAAGCTAATCCGGCTTGCTGCCAGTCAGCGATTTCGATACTGAATGGATTTTCTTTATCCTTGCTTGTTACATAAATACACAGGATGGCGATATGACTTGGATCAATTATAATTGCAGGTCTTATTTTGCTTTTATTAATTTCATCAAAAGGAAAATTAACTAAATATACATCGCCAATATTATACTTTGATTTTCCCACTATTCATTGCCTCCTGCCTGTAGTATTCATCATATGGTTCGTCTTCTAAAAAATCAGGATCGTTTGCAAGCTCTTCTAAAGTTATAAATGTCGCTTCGACTTTCTCACGATTTTCTTTTAGCCAGTTTTCGAAATCTGCCGTAAACTTTTCGCGGTCAAATGGTTCTTGATTCATATTAGTCACCCTTTCCACGTAATTATACCACATCGCCATTCGTCGCACAATCCACCCGAATGGACGCTCACTCCGTTTTCTTCTCCTTCACCCTGTCAACAACCTCCGCCATAAGCTTAATCTGCTCCTCGTAGTCAAGTTCCCGGAACTTCTCGATGAGCTTTTTTCATTTATGTCATCTATCCTGCCCGTAAATCATTTTTTGAATCTATCATCTCTTATCATGTTTTCTCTGAATTTTTTAGCTTTTCTTAGTATTTCTGCCTTAACTTTCGGATCACCTTTACGAGTGAGAAACTCTTCCGCTTTTTCCGGATTAAGTACAAATGCCTGGTCAACAGGTTTAGCGAGTACTACGAACATAACCTTCACCCTTTCCAAAATAATTCTACCATCCACTCGTGTGGAACTACATTCCGAAAAGCTGAGCGTGAGACCCTGTTCTCACAAGCGTCAAAATGAGTTCTCCTTCATCTACTTCATAAATAAGCAACCAGTCAGGCTGAATATGACATTCGCGTGATCCTGTAAAGTCTCCTTTTAGTGCATGATCTCGATATTGAGCTGGAAGACTTTCACCGCATTTCAAAAGATGGATTATAGTTTTCAGTTCATCAAGATTCAGTCCGGCTTTTTTGCATCTCTTTAAATCCTTCTTGAAGCGTGAGGACGGTTTTACTCTATACTTAATCGTCATCATCTTCACCAAGTATTTCGTCAAACATTGCATCAACGCTTATATAAGACTTATATTCTTCCGGATGAGCTTTCATATATTTTAGTTCTGCAAGTGCTTCGAGCGTTTCAGCGTTCGGGATGTCATCTAATCCAATCTGATCACGGATAATCTCTAATAACTGCTGTTCGCTCATGCCACTGATAATGTTCAAAGCCATTTCTCTTGTACTCATAAAAATCACTCCTTATCTGAATCATAAGTATAATCACACACTGGCTCTTTGTCAACCCTTACTTCTTCTCCTTCACCCTGTCAATAACCTCCGCCATAAGCTTAATCTGCTCCTCATAGTCAAGTTCCCGGAACTTTTCTATGAGCTTTTTTTCGTTTATATCATAATCGCAGTTGGTAATAGCGATATTATTGTTATTTCCGTTCTGAATATTGTTATTGGATCCGGAGGAGACAACGTCACCGGCGTCTGAGGTGTCGAGAAGAAGATCAGCTACCGAAACCTCAAGAGCTTCTGCAATTACAGTCAACCTGTCTGACGGAGGACATGTATTCCTTTGCTTCCATGAAGATAATGTCGGAACAGGTATTCCAGTATCTTGTGATAACTTAGTCAGAGAGATTCGTTTTTCTTTTGCTATATCAAAAATTCGTTGTGTAACTGTCATAAAATAACACCTCTATTCATTGCATAAAATTATGCATATGAATAAAATTCTATTTATGCATAAATAAATATGCGTTAATGCATTGACAATTATGCATATGCATAATATAATAAAATCATAACAGCAAAAAATTGTTGCTATCCATATTTAAAGTATACCATGTGCAGGGCACAAAGTCAATGTTAACACAGTCGGAGGTGACATCAATATGGGATTAGAACTTAAAATGAGGCTTCTTAAGCTGGGAATGAAACAGATAGATATGCTTGTGATCCTGAGAAAGAAGAAAGAAGAAAATCCGGACGCTTTTCAGAAAGTAATACTGGAGCCTTCGTATATTTCCCGTGCGCTCAGAGGTGAACCGGGGGAACGCTTCGACAGGCTTCGTGAAGTCATAGATCAGACGCTCGCTGAGAAAGAAGCTCAGAGAGCAGCTCAGAACACCATAAATGAAATGCAGATGAGACCTTTCCTCTAATCGGGAGAGGGGAAAAAGGGAACCGCCTGCCAGGGCGGTCGGGGCGTCACTTAACAATTAGTTGTTGTCACGGGCCCCGTTTTCTCAGATATGATGTTTTCCGGTGATATCGCCGGTGACATACAAAAGGAGCCGCCGGCGCAGACGGACTCCTTCAGGATTATTCAGAATCAGTTGTGCGCGTTGTAGCACGCACAATAGACTCCTTTATTCGGGCATCTGATGCCACGATGTCCTTTAATCTGTCTTGAAGTTCATTAACGTTAAGGTCATCACGGTTCGTTGCGCCGTTAGATCTTTCAGAAACGATTTTGCGAATCTTAATAGTCGCATCTGTGATACGGTCCAAAAGTTTTAGTATCTGTTTGTATTCCGGAAACACAGATTGTTCTTCAAGATCTTCAAAAAAGAAGAAAAAGAAAGCACACACCTCCTTTCCAGGGGGATGGAAGTTTTTCCGCAATGCGCCTTGCGGAAAGCTTCTGTAATATTATTCGGCATAAGTGAGCCGGAATAAACAGGGAAATTGAGGAGAGAAACAGAAAATGTATGATGCATCACAGGAAAAAGTTTATGAACATGACCGTTACAGCGTAATAAAGCGTGTTACCGCATACGGTACGATGTATTCCCTCGTGAGAGCGGGATCACCGTTCTTCATCGGAACGTTTGTGTCGCTTACTTCGGCCATTGAATCAGCAGATGAAGCCGCCGTCAGAGAAAGGAAAGGTGAACATCCTTATGCCAAAGAGTAAACTTGCAGACATGATAAGTCATAAGTCGGATAACGACTATATAACAAATCTGGTTGCGAACATCAATTATGAAATGTTCCGTAAGAAGATCACGGTTAAGGACATTTCAAAGAAAACAGGTATAGCAGAAGCCACATTCAGACTGAGAATGAATGAGCCGGGAACGTTCAAGCAGAGCGAGATCGTTCTTATTGCCGGAGCACTCAGAGTCAGCCCGTGGACGCTTGCCACGAAGCAGCTGAAGTATTCGGAGGTGAGGGTCGATGCATAAGAAGGATATAGCAGGCAGTAAGATACGTACATTCTGCATTGCTGTTTCACTGGTGCTTATGATTATCGACTGCACCTGTATAGCAACACAGTTCGCTGTGTCGTACCTCTGGATAATCAGATATATGTACATACCGCTCTATGTAACAGCTGCATATATCACCATGCAGAAGCTCGTTGACGATGACAGACGTCTGAGCCTTGAAAAAATCAGAGCGAGAAAAGAAAAGATCCGTAACCAGTGGATAGCCGATTACGAATCTTTCAGAAGGGAGATGCACGGAGTAGTAAATGAAGAGCAGGGAAGCAGGAGAGCAGGAAGCACTCATTGAGTGGGCGTATTTCATGGAGGCACAGTTCCCGGAACTGGAGCTCCTCCATCACATCCCGAACGGCGGAAGCCGTCACAGGATAGAAGCGATCCACCTGAAACAGCAGGGAGTTAAAGCGGGCGTGCCGGATCTTCACCTTCCGGTAGCAAGAGGCGGATATCACAGTCTCTACATCGAAATGAAGGTAAAAGGCAACCGACCGACACCGAAACAGATACACTGGCATATGATGCTCGTAGAACAGGGCAACAAAGTCGAGGTGTGTTATTCCTTTGAAGAAGCAAAGAACGTGCTCCTTGACTATCTCAAATCCACACGGGTGGAATAAAAAAAGAAAACCCGTCGCAGACAGACAATTGCGACAGGTTCTCTTGCGATTAAACTTAATAAAATAAAGACGCTGATAACATTATAGCAACAACTTTTAAGAAAGTCAACCAAAAGTCCGGTAAAGTACCGGAAAAGTCCGGACAGTTCATAAAAGGGCAGAAAAAAAGCTCACCGCAGAGAAACAGTGAGCTTTTTCATAACTTAACCTTGTTGGACTGGTTGCGACAATCCATTAACTGTATTATAAACGATTGTCCCCGAAAAGTCAACAGTATTTTTATGAAGGGAAGAAAAATTTATGGAAAAAGCATATTTTCAGTATAACGGAAATAACCGGGTAGGTAAACTTATAGCAAAACCGACCGCAGATGCACTCCTGACCTTCTGTGAACAGGAGCCTGAATTCGAACAGGCGATCGAACAGAGCGGCAAGAGCTTTGATGACTGTATAAAAGAAATAGCAGGAGGTTTCAATGCCTCTAACTGTGCTTGTTCTGACTTTACAGTATTCAAAAAGGCAGTACAGTTCTATTTTCCCGGCGCAACTATCAGCTATAACATGGACATCCACCTGAGTGGAACGGTGGAAGCCAAAGAGAAAAAGCCGTACAAGAAGCCGGAAGTGATACCGCCGCCGGTATCTTCACCGAAACCGTCCGCATCAGCTTCAAAGAAGCTCACACTCAACCTCGATGACTTACTGGACTTCTGACGAGGTGACGATTATGAGGGGAATGACAGACAAGGAGCAGTACGCACTCCGGCTTATTGAGAACTCAGACGTTGATAATGACGAGTGGGAGGAAATGCAGCGGGAATACTTCCCGCACTACGGACTCTATCACAGGGAAGATGATCATCAGGTCGTCTTCTGTACTCACTGTGAGCAGTGGTTCAACGCTCATACCAGCACTACGAAAGTGGCATCATACGGTTCAAGGACATTCAGCACAAAGAGAGCGGTTCACGGTGAACGTGATACCTGTCCGCTGTGTGAGCGGGGCATTACATACCTTGCAGACGGCAGAGGACGCAGGAAGCACAGGGATTCAAGAAACTTCTCCGTATTTCGAGCGATATCGGACACAGAGCTTATTATCCGCTGCTATCGAATCGACAGAGAATTCAACGAACCCGACAGCGGTAGTCTGTTCAGCGAGATCTGCGACCACATCTATGATTTCACAGAGTGGGAAGTCTGCCGTTATTATTTCAGCATCGGTGAACCGCCTATGAGATTTCTTCCGAAGTCTGAAAAGGGAAACGGCAGATGGGAAATTGTCTGGAAAAAAGCTGCAGAGTGTAAAGAGCCAGTGTTCGTTATTACTCCATACGGTGCATCTGACAACAGTCATACTCTTATCAGCAGTGAGGTTATCGGTGAAACACGGTTCCGGTACATCGAAGAAGCGATAAACGACTTTGGTCTGATATCTTCAAGACAGCATGATTATCTGTCAACGCATATCATCACTGTTCTCGGTGAATACTGTCATCACCCTCAGATCGAATACCTCATAAAGACCGGCTTTTCAAGCCTTGTAGCTGACAAGCTGAAAAAGCAGATGCACGGCATAAAGCTGAACTGGAAGTCAAACAACGTCAAGAAGGTCCTCGGAATGACCGCAGAGGAAATGGAACTTCTGAGCGGGTGGGATACACAGGAAATAGCACGCTATAAGGAACTCCGCCATCGTGACACGAAATCCACTCCGGCAGAAATAGCTGAACTTCTGAACGGCACTCACGGGTTTTATTATAACCGTTTTGACTTTGTAAAGGATCAGCTCATAGCCAGGCGTAAGGAATCATGCAGGTCTATTCTCCGCTATCTGAAGAAGAACAAAGCCACAATGTACGACTGGTGTGATTATATTGACCAGTGCAGACGGTTAAAGTATGATCTTGAAGATCCGGCTATCTGGAAGCCGACACGCCTTGTCGATGCACATGACCGCTGTTCAAGAGTAATAGAAGCCCTTGAAGCAGAAGAAGCAGCAAAGCGTAACAAGACAAAGGACAGAAAACTCCGCCTGCTTAACCGCGCACGTCAGATACTGCAGTTCACAGCTGACGACCTCGGTCTTACGATCGTTCTTCCGACCTGCATTCAGGATATCGTGAACGAGGGAAAAACGCTCGTTCACTGTGTAGCCGGATATGCCGACAGACACGCAGACGGAAAGCTCAATATCCTCTTCGTCAGAAAGATCGGAGACGAACAGACACCGTACTACACAATGGAAGTAAACACCGACGGTCATATAGTACAGTGCAGAGGCTACAAGAACGACCGTGAAAGCCCGAAGCCTGAAAGTATAAAGGAATTCGAGAGACAGTATCAGTGCTATCTTGACGCTCTGTACTTCTTCAAGATCGAGCCTGAGAGGGCGGAAAATAAGAAAAAAGCTGAAAAAGCAAAGAAAACAGCATAATACAGGAAGGAATAAGTAAAAATGAACGAATTAACGCTGAAAGATGAAGCCATCCGGATAGATAACGAAATACAGATGTGGGCTAACAACCTCGGAACAGCTGTATACAACATCGGCAGATGCATGACGCAGATGAAGGAACGCAAGCTCTACGAGGAACTCGGATACAGCACCTTCGAGGACTACTGTGAGCAGAAGTACCAGCTTAAGCGTTCACAGGCTGCAAAGTATCTCAGCGTCTATCAGAACCTCGACGAAAAGTATATCCTTGACAATCAGGGAGCGGGAATACAGAAGCTCTACATGATCTCCCAGATATCAGAGGAAGACCGTGAGAACATCGAAGGAACGCCCGAGGAGCTTTCCGTAACAGAACTGAAAGCGCAGATAGAACAGCTGAAAAAGGAACGTGAGGGCGAACAGCTCCAGTTCTTTGAGATGCAGGAGAAATCAGAAAAGGCGAAAACAGAAGAAGACAAACTCCGTGAGAAGATAAAGAAGCTTGAAGATCAGATCAAGGATGCCGAAATCGAGCACTGGAACGAGCTGTCAGACGTTTCGAGGAAGAACGAAAAGCTTGAAAAGCAGATCAAGGAACTTGAAAGCAAGCCGCAGGATGTGGCTGTCGCTGAACCTTCCGAAGAGGAATTGAACGAGAGAGCGGCAAAGATAGCAGACGAAAAGGCGAGATCTTACCGTGAGACAATGCAGCGTACTTATTCTGAAAAAGAAAAAGCTCTTCAGAAAGAATATAGCGAAATGGCGGACGACCTTCAGAGAAAGCTTGCTGAAAAAGAGCAGGAGATCAAAAACATAAAAGCCGGATATGAGAAGAAACTCGAAAACCTTGCCGGATCCACGCCGGCAGAAGCAGAGGAATCCACACAGGTGGATGCAGCCGAAGAAGAAAAGGCACGCATGAAAGAACTTCTCACCTACATCATCAACGCTTCGAATGAAGCACTGGAACTCGCACAGCTCTCAGAAAACTCTGAAATGTGGATGGAAAAGCTCAGAGCGGTATTCGGAAGCATTTCACAGAAACTTGAAGGTGATGCATTCTGATGTATTACAAGATAGGGAATATCGAACTTAACTATGATCCGGACATCCTTGCCGGAAGTGTCTCAAACAAAAACAAGACATGGCACGGAACGAATGTGTTCGAGCTTCTGAACATCTTCATGAATGAGATTGACCACAGTCTCCGGACTGACGTCCGCCGGCGGCTTGACGGTACCGGAATAAACATCTGGACCGGAATGCCGGAAGAGAAAAAAGAAAAGTAAAGAAAAGCAGTCCCTGCAATACGGGACTGCAAAAAAATCCCCTGAAAAGGGGCTTAGAGCTCGATATTCTATCATAACTTAACGACCACACACAGAGAGAACGAGGCTGCGATGACCAGGTACAGAGAGAAGAAGTATATATGTGGGAAATACATGGAAGTAAATGTATATCCTGCATATGAACAGATAAAAGGCAAGAGGAAAAAAGTAAAACAGACATCAGAGGTGCAGAAAGCACTGAATGATCACAACAGAAAGAAAAAACTGACAAGACTGTTAAACGCGAACTTTGACGAAAACGACATCAAGATAGAGCTGACCTATGCAGAAAATCCGAAAAGCGATGAAGAAGCAGAGAAGTGTCTGAGAAACTTCCTCCGGAGACTGAAAAGACACCGTAAAAAGAAAAATCTGCCTGATCTGAAATACATAGTGATAACAGAGAAGGGAAAGCGGAGCGGGAGAATACACCATCACTGCATCCTGAACGGCGGACTGCTTCTCAGTGAGATAAGAGACATCTGGGGGCTGGGCATCATCAGAGCATCACAGCTTGAGCCGGGAGACAAAGGCTTCGAAGCTCTTGCGAATTATCTGACGAAGAACATCACCAACGGAGAGATAGAAGCATATGAAAAAGCATGGCACGCTTCCCGAAATCTCGTTCAGCCTGTCGAAAGATCAAACGACAGCAGAATCTCTCGCAAGAAGGCAAGAGAAATGTATGAGAATCAGGAGAGCAGAGATATATTCGAGAAGCTTTACCCGGATCACTTCTTTGTGGAGTGTCAGCCGATCTACAACGAAGTGAACGGGCAGTATTATTTGCACATATTTATGAGAAAGAAGGAGTGAAAAGAATGAAAGCGAGAACGGTAGCATCAAAGAAGGATATCGAACGCGTCAATGAAGCAGTATGGAAACTGACTCTTGAAAGCATAATAGACGGGAACGCTGTTATGCTGATAGCTGCTAAGCACTTCTTCGGACTTGGACCGAAAAGAATGAAAGCCTTCATGGAGTTCTTTGATAAAGTCAAGGCTGAGTATGACGTTCATGAAAAAGACGGTATATTCAAGGAGAAGATCAGAGAAGAACTTGAAGCTTCAGGAATTGACGTAGATGAAATGTACACAGTAGACAGTTCATTTGAAGATGTGTACAGGAAGACCAGAAGAGCAGATAAAAGTAAGCCGTGCATGGCGGAAGCTGTTCAGGTTAAGAACAACCTTGATGCATTCAGGAGGTGGAGCAATGCCGAAAATATTCAAAGTAAAGTTTAAGAACGCAGATCTTTACAGCTTCGTGGATGACGCTGTTCTTGAAGACGCTCTTCAGGGCGTGTTTCCGAGGGCAGTCCTTGAAGTTGATGAGATAAAAGAAGTAAACGATATGATGAGAGAAAGGATGAAAAACAATGAAAGCAAACATGAGGGTAATGTGTAGCGTATGCGGAAAGACATTTCTGCCGGGGAACACAAAAGGCTTACCGAACGGAATAGGATACATGCTTCAGGACGGTACTCTGTTCAATATGTGTGCTGAGTGCATTATTGATTTCGGAAGAATGACAGAAGAAGAAAAAGACAAGTTCTTCAACGAACACGGGATACCACACAAATGACATTTGAACAGATAAACGAACTCGCCGGTACAGGTCAGCCGATGCCGGAGGAACTGAACGGAGCGGAACAGCTCGCCTTCCTGAGCCTGCGTCTGCTCCATACACAGTACATTGCTGACAAGATGGATATCGAACAGGCACGACTTGAAAAGGTCCGCATAGCAAAACAACTTGAAGTAAATCTGCTCAGTATGAGAACCTGGGAAGCAGCAATGACAAAGGAGCGGAAACTGTCAACCCTCACACCACAGCTGAAAGATTCCGGTTGTCCGCTCTGCCGCCGGTTCTTCTATACACTGATCGGGTATACGGGTGAGGTGAAATGATGATAGAAAACAAAGATGATTTCAGCACAATGATGCTTTCACTCATGGATGAAGTCAATGCTGTTAATCCTGATGACAGCAAAGATCTTGTTTTTAACGATAAAGCGAGAGAATACATTCACGAAATGGCTGCGTATGCACGGAACAACAAGTGGTATAAGAAAATAACTGAAAGAGAAACATGGGCCAATGAGCAGAAATCATATGTTGAAACAGCAATGAAACAGTCGGCTTCAAAAGTGTATTTTGATATGTTACTCAAAATCGTCGAAGCGCCTACGTTTATTCACGCTGAATTAGCACCGATGTTTCTTATTCCCGTTATTGACGATATGCTGAGCGGCTATAAAACACATGAAAAAGATATGGAGGATGAAACCAATGGATCATAAAATAATCTTTGAGGAGTACACGAAAGCCTCAAACAAGATGAAGTACGTCAAAGATAAAGCAGAATCACTCGGAGTAGTCACATCGGATATTGTCTGTGAATTATTCAAGAGCGGTTATAAGTTCGATGAATTGAGAAGAGCAAACAAGGGCACATACAATTCAGCACTGAAGAAATACGAAAAGTGGAAAGAAAACGGTTCTCCTGCAGACGAAGACGCCGACGCGCTGGAACGCACCGAACCGGAACAGACACAACCCGCTCCGTCCACTCGAGTGGATGAAGAAAACTATAAACCGGAGGATTATATAGCACATCTGGAAAAAGTGCTTAAGGAACAGGAAGAAAAGATGACTGAGCTCATCAGCACGAACCAGTATCTTGAAGATCAGAAAAAGAGCCTTAAGGAAGAAAACGATCAGCTGAACGCACAGCTTGCCGGTCTTGAACTGAAAGCGAGCGAGATTGACGGAGTGCTAAAAGAAGAAAGAGTCAGAAATTCAAAGCGAGAAATGGAACTGCGCGGTCAGCTTGGTGAAAAGATCGAAGAAACTGAAAAGCTGAATCACGAAAAATGCCGTCTTGAAGCTGAAAACAGAAAACTCAGGATCAGAGTGCAGGAACTCCTTGAACATTCTGAAACAACGCTCGAATCCACTCGAGTGGATGAAGAGAACACATACGACATGAAAAAACTCATGGACGAGAACTGTCAGCTGAAAGCAGATCTCAGCCAGTCGAAATGTGCATATGACGAAATGGTTCAGAATTACAATGATGCAATGCTCATGAATAAGCAGCTTGAAAGTCAGCTCGCACTTGAAAAAGCTGATAATGAATCAGAAAGCAGAAATCTGAAACTTGCATACAGGGAGAACGAGGAGCTGAGAACAAAGGTTCAGAAATGCGAAGCGTTCATAATAAATCAGATGGTTTATGTAGATTGTTCAGACTTCGGTCTGAAACACAAGGAAAATGGGAATAACATGTAACGATTGCCGGAAATATCCCGGCTGTCTCGAACGAAGCAGGGAATATCCCTGCAGGGGGTTTGAATATGATAAAGGAATTGGAAAAACAAAAGCAGAGGGTAGAAGAAGCAAAGAAAAGAGCATACGAGGCACAGGATCTCGAAAGCAGATACCAGTTAAGCCTTGAACTCCTGAAGCTTCACCGCATGGAGCCAATCACAACCGAGCGGCTTCTTTACATCCGCATGCTCTACGGCCTAAAATCAGTCCCGTGGATACTGGCGGAGAAGGAAATAGAAGAAACAACAATTGAAAAGCAAAACTGAGAGTGATATAATATTTGAAAGAAGTGTTTCCAAAACGCAAAAGCCTCTCAGTAGTGCGAGTACTGAGAGGCATATACTTGACAAAGATATTCTCCGGTGTTATAATAATGACATCGAGAATATGAACATGCAAGAACCAGAAAGACACCCCTCAGGCTGCAACTTTGAGGAGTGTCTTTCTTTTTTTATGTGCCGGACGGATTATTTTTGTCTGTCGTGCCACTTTCCGTAAATGAGTTTAAAAACATCACAGAGGAAATTTGCAATTACGCTGGCTGCAACAGACGCAAGGAATGAGAATATGAACATGCCGTCACCTCCTTCCACGCGGAAGGCGTCCGACGCAAGAATTATTATATCATGATTAGCAGGGAAAAACAAGGATTAATGCATATGCAGGAAAGGGGAAAACATGACACCTGAACAGGAAAGAAAGAAGGAATGGCTTAACCGTGCGTTCTATGCCGATCAGAAGATAAAAGCCCTTGAAGCGGTTCAGATAGAGGATACAGCACTTGTCACGAAGTACAAGGAGAAATGCACGAACCTTCAGGAACTTGCAAGCTTCACGGAAGAACTTGAAAAGCGGGAGCGGGAACTGAGAAGAAGCCTTGATGGTCTCCAGCTCATCCGTGAAGAGATCAGAGCGGCAATAAAAGCCGTACACAATCCCGAAGCCGAAAGCATTCTGAATATGAAATACTTAGGCTACATGAAGACCTGCGAGATCGCTGACAAACTGAACTACGACCGCCGAACCATTCAGCGCAAACACATTGAAGCACTCGACAGCATAACCATTGACACAGCGGGCGAACCGTGATAGAATTGAGTTATCGAAAATAAACCTGCGGTCAAACGCAAAGAGAGCCCATCCGATAACAACCGGACGGGCTCTCTGTTTTTACGATCAAAAGCTATTATGAATGAGTGGCGATGTAATCATCAATAGCCTTCTTGATCACTGTTGTAGGTGTCGTGCCGTTCGCCTGACACACTTCACGGAACTTTTCAAGAACTTCCGGCTTGAGGTCAAGCGGGAATCTTACATAGTTCTTGCGTAAGTATTTCTGCTGAGCGGCACTTTTCGGTTTCTGTTCTTCCATGGTTTCATCCTTTCATGATACTCATTATCATGAACACAAGAACGGCAGCGAGTCCGATCAGTTCAAGAACCTTGAGTACAAGTTTGATTGTTTCCTTTTTCATGTTGACAGGTTGAAGTTTGTCTGTTATCATATAAGTGATACCGGGCGGAACTCTGTCACCGTTCCGCCGGTAGCTTACCGTTCTTTCAGTTTAGTTATCTAAGCTTTTAAGAACGTCTATCAGAATCTTTATCCACCCGATCAGTGAGATGATTCTGATTATAAGCCTTTCGAGATCCTCCACGATTTCGGAAGGCTTTTTTATTTTTCTCTTCAACCTTGTTTTCACCTCCTCTCTATGTTTATATTATAACATAAACGTACGTATATGTCAATAGCTTTTCAGAAAATATTTTGAAAAAATAGAAAATAAATCATGTCGTAGAATGTCGCGCCTGACCTGTGTTATTATGTACTTAGAAACCAATCGGAAGACTGGCGAATGCGCCACTGGGTTTCTCCGGACGAGTATTCCGGCGTCCGGCTTTCCTTTCTTCCGTTTCAATCTTTTCCCCTACCATGTATTAGATATCCCCTGAAAATCCCTGTGAGGTGAAAGCGATGAGCAGGTCAGCATATACCATCAGCATGCGTGACGCTGATAAGATCCGGAAACATCTTGACAAACTGCAGGAAGGCAGTGAGACGGCGATTAAGCGAACCGTCTCGGATATCCGCACACGTGCCCCCGGCTGGGTATCCAAAGGCGTGAGACAGCACTACGGTGTTGATACAGCCGGTGTCAAGTCAGCGTCGGTCAGAGTTGAAGACAACTCGGGAGGCAGAAACATTGCCGGTGTGTCGATCAGGTACAGAGGCAGACCGCTCACGCTCACTCACTTCAGCATGTCACCGAAGGAACGACCGGCAAAGAAGAAGTATACAGTCAGTGCGACGATCATCAAAGGACAGCGTAAAGCAATGGACAGGAAGACGTACATACACAGCGGATTACCGTTCCAGCGTCGTGGCGCGTCACGTTATCCTGTGGATGTCGTAAAGACACTATCCGTTCCTCAGATGATAAGCGGTAAGGCAAAGGAAACGGTAGAAGATATTTTGAATGAAAATATAGAAAAAAGATTTGAAAATCACGTTAATCAGCTGTTGAAGTAGCGGAAACGACGTAAAAAGGTACTGTGAACGTCCTGAGAAATCCCTGCGGTGCTTGCGAG